CTGGAATCTGGGTTCAAGGTAAATGGCTCGGCTGGAGTACCAACTGCTTCTATTCAGGATAACGCGGTTACTCTGGCAAAGATGGCTGGATTAGCCAGAGGTTCTATTATTTCCGGTGACAGCAGCGGAGATCCTGCGGCATTGGCTGTTGGATCTGCAAACACGGTTCTTCAATCGGATGGAACGGATGCTTCCTATGGAACGGTGGCAACCGCTATGATTGCGGATGATGCGGTTACTCTCGCAAAAGTAGCTGACGATGCGGTTGGGGTGGCCCAACTATCCGCAACGGGAACAGCCTCGTCTAGTGTTTTCCTTCGAGGCGACAATGCTTGGGCTGCGGCTGGTGACAATTTTGGTTCCGCTCTTTTCCAGGTACGCGATGAAAAATCCGATGGAACTGTTGCTCAAAGTCTTAGTAGCGGAAGTTGGACCAAACGAGATCTTAACACTGTAATAACTAATGAAATAACGGGGGTTTCTGTTTCTTCCAGTACCATGACTATCCCTGCTGGAAGTTACTATATTGCTTGTTCTGCCCCCGCTGACCAATGCGATCTTCATAAGTTACGATTACAGAATACCACAGATGGAACTACCTTACTCGTTGGTGTGAATGCAGATGACGGGGGCCTAATTACCACTTTAGCAACTATGGATGGACGCTTCACGCTTTCAGGGTCTAAGTCCGTTGAATTGCAACATCGTGTAAGCACCAGTGGTACGGGTGGTGTAGCCTGTACTTTTGGTGTTGTGGAAGTTTACGCTGATGTACGAATATGGAAGATTTAGATGCCGTTAACCAAGATTACTTTTGTTCCAGGGGTTAATAAGGAAGCCACTTCCTATGCCAGTGAAAATGGGTGGTTTGACTCCAATCTAATCCGGTTTCGGAAGGGTCACCCGGAGAAGATGGGTGGCTGGACCCGACTTAGCTCCGATACAATCGAAGGCACTACACGATCCTTGCACATATGGTCGGCACTGGATGGGGCCAATTATATGGGGGTAGGTACAGACAGCAAATTCTATGTGGAGGAAGGGGGTGCCTATAACGACGTAACCCCTGTTCGTAGAACTGCGACACTTGCCAGTAATCCCTTTACAACTGGGGATGCAGGAAGTGCTATCGTAACCGTTACGGATCCCGGTCACGGGGCGGTAACCAATGACTTTGTAACCTTTTCCGGTGCAACTACGACAGATGGAATCACGGCTGCTCAACTGAATACCGAGCACCAGATCACGATTATAGATGCCAACAGTTACACCATTACTACAGCGGGTTCCGCTTCTTCCGGGTCTACGGCAGGAGGAGGAACCCCCACGGCTATTTATCAAATTAATTCTGGTTTGACGGTCAGTGTGGGAGGTATTGGTTTTGGTGCGGGTCTTTTTGGTGGCCCAACTTCTACTTACTCCCAGACTACGCTTAATGGGCTTATTTCAGATTCCGCTACTTCTATTATACTTACCAGTGCAACAGACTTTGAAACGGCTTCCAGCACACTTAGTGCCAACGTCACTCTCACAAGTGACACTATTTCTCTTGCCTCCGCTAGTGCGTTCCCAGACAAAGGAACCATTCTTGTAGGGAGCGAGAAAATACGCTACGGAACGAAGACGGGCAATGTACTGAGTGATTTAACTCGAAACACGGATAGCACAACTATTGCAACCCATAGCAGTAGTGCAGCCGTTACGTTTGTTGGTTTGATTCAGATCGAAGATGAGTTGATCCAGTACACAGGAAAAACTTCCCATACCTTGGATGCAGGGGTGGTACGAGGAGTTCGAGGAACAACAGCAGTGGCTCACGCAGACACCACTATTGTTAAAGAAGCCAACGACTTTACCACTTTTGGTGGAGCTACTGCGAGTACGTCCACCCTGCAGTTGAGGCTTTGGTCCCAGGATAATTGGGGGGAGGATCTTGCCTTTTGCCCGGTAGACAGTACCCCCTACTATTGGGACAAGACCTTGGGGCTAGGTGCTCGCGCCACCACTTTTGCATCCCAGACGGGTGCTTCTGATGCTCCTACGGTTACGCACCAGCTTATGGTTTCCGGTGCGGATCGGCATATCGTAGCTCTTGGCTGCAATGCGCTAGGGGAAGCTACCCAAGATTTACTAATGGTTCGCTGGTCAGACCAAGAGTCTCCTTTTGATTGGACCCCTACGGCTACCAACACATCAGGAAGCCAACGGCTGTCTACAGGGTCCGAGATTATAGCGGCCCAAAAGACAAGACAGGAAATTCTAATCTGGACGGATGTATCCCTCTACAGCATGAGGTTTACTGGCCCACCCTTTACGTTTGGGTTCGCACTGGTGTCCAACAACATCTCCGTCATTTCTCCAAATGCGGTGGTAGCAATAGGGGACCGGATCTTCTGGATGGATCGAGAGAACTTCTACACCTACACGGGACGAGCGGAAGTGATCCCATGCACGGTACTTCGGTATATTTTTGATGACATCAATCTGGCGCAAAGCCGTAAGTTCTTTGCTGGTTCCAACCGCATGTTTGACGAGATCTTTTTCTTCTATGTGTCCTCCGATGCTACGGAAATAGACCGCTATGCCAAGTTTAACTACACGGAAAATACATGGGACATTGGCACTCTTTCCCGTACCGCGTGGGTAGACTTTGGTATTCACGACAACCCCAGAGGAGCGGGGTCTGCGAGTTCCGTAGAATACATTTATAACCATGAGAACACGCAGAATGATGACGGAAGCGCAATGGAATCCTTTATTGAGTCTGCGGACTTTGACATAGGGGATGGCAACGAGTTTCTATTTATCAATAAGGTTATTCCCGACATCGTAGTCAGCGGCACCGATGCCGAGGTGGGATATGTCCTGAAAACCAGGCCCTTCCCCGGTGACAGCTTAGTAACCGAAGCCTCAACCACGGTCACCGCAACTACGACACAAGCCAATGTCCGGTGCCGGGGCCGAAGCGCAACTCTCCGAATTGCAAGTTCCAAAACGGATACTACATGGACTTTAGGGGATACCCGCCTCAATGTCCGACCGGACGGGAGAAGATAATGGCCTCTTTACTTGACCACAACTTTCCACTGGTTCCGGCTACCTATGACCAGGATACTTTCTCCCGAATTATGCGGGACCTGGAGATGGCCCTTACGAAATTCGACTTTCCAGCGGTAATAACCGGGGAAGACGAAACTAATGCTAAAAACTGGTTTTTAGGCTGAAATGGCTTCCGCCTACAAAAATATCCCTACTTTGGTGGGTTCGACGGGAGATGTCACAATTTATACCTGTCCTACGGCGACAGAAGCGATTGTAAAAGTTATAAATTTGTATAATAGTCATAGTGGATCTATCGTGGTATACACCAAGATTAATGATAGCTCTGCCTCGGTTTTATGTATCCTCAGCAAGGATACGCTGAGTACTGAAGCCGACACGTCCCTCACCGGGCCTTTCGTTCTCGAGGCTGGCGATACGCTTCAACTTAACTGCGATACGGCTTCCAAAATCTACGCCTTCGCCAGCGTGTTAGAGGTATCTTGATGCAATATCCACAACCCAAATATAACGGTGACCCCACCATAGCATCCATAGCGACTGGTCTGGGGACACTGGGACGTTACGGTGATTCCTACATGGTTCACGCTGCGGAGGGGGAAACCGTAGTACCAGCGGAAATTCTGGACGCGAACCCGGAGCTCAAGAACCAGTTGTTCTGGCAGATGCGTATGATGGGCATCGAGGATCCCAATCGCTACGTGGTAGGCAACAACCTCAACTCCATCAACCCCATTACGGGACAGCCTGAGTTTTTCTTCAAGAAGATATTCAAAGCCATAAAGAAAGTATTCAAGAAGGCGTTACCCGTCATTGCACCAATCGTGGGCAACTTGATCTTGCCCGGCATTGGTGGCCCGATAGCCTCGGGCCTTGTTACCAAGCTGCAAGGAGGATCGTGGGGGGATGTCTTAAAGTCGGCTGCTTTCTCTTATGCGGGGAGTGCCTTGGGACAAGGTGTCATGGGGGCTCTACAACCTGGCGCGGCTGGTGGTGTTTCTGGATTTTCGGAAGGTCTGGGTAAAGGCATAATGGCTCCCTTCCAGGCGGCTGGTAATTTATTTTCTGGAACAGGGATTCCTTTGATTGGCGGAGGACCCGCTGCGGCTAACCCATTAGCGCAAGGAATCTTGGGTCAAGGTGGTCCTTTAGGAGCGGGGGGCTTTTTCCCAAGTACTGCGGGGGCGCCAACTACTTATAATTACGGACGAAGTGGTCTTTTCCCGAAATATAATCCTGTCACCAACATACCCATACCACCCCCATACCAAGCAGGGTATGGTGGTAAGCAATTACAAACCCAAACGCCATGGAAGCAACAAGCTCCAAAAGGACTATTTTCTGGAACAGCCGGCCCAAGTGGTACGGATCTAACTGGTGGTCAAATGTATCAAGTGGGGGGTCAAGAACCAGTACGGCAAGTGCGAACTTCGACTGGAGAACCTAAATGGATCCCAGAATCCCAATACGAAGCCCTTAGATCACAAGGTGCCATAACTTCTGACAACTTATTGACCGCTCAAGGAGAACAATTTTACACGCAATATGACGCGAGATTAGCGGGTGCTCCTCAACAAGGCCAAACTCAACCATCCGCGGGACATACTTGGAAAGCCGATGATGGACAAACCTACCAAATCAATCCTTTGGATGGTTCTGTAGTAAAACTAGAGGAAGAAGCAGCATCCATTTTCTCCAAGGAAGGCGCCAAACAGTTCGCTGGTCAAGCAGCAAAGACTTTAGCAATTCCAGCCGCTCTTGGTATCGCGGCCTATGTAATGAGTCCAGAGGAGGAAGAACGTAAACAGCAGCTATACACCTCTGGAAATCAGGATCTAGTAAATAAATATGAGGAGTGGCTCCTAGAAGAAAATAAAGAAAGCCCCAAAGCGCGAGCTCTATACGCACAATGGTATGGGACGCCCTCTTACGCCCCTCAACGGTTAGCGACAATTGCTGGTATTAGCTTGGAGGATGCGGAGGAACAACCGCAATTTACACATGGTCTTCAACCATCTCTAACAGCGGCACAGGGCGGAATCATGAGATTACAAGGGGGCGGTGAGATCACGGGTCCCGGTACAGGGACCTCCGACAGTATACCCGCCCGTCTT